AGTTCCCTGAATACGATCACAATCACTGTCGCGCTCCAGATACTGGAACTGAATGGTGCTGCCGTTATAAAACTCGTATCGTTTGCGCGTCTCATTGAAGGTGCCAAGTTCTGACGGCATCTCCTTCTTCAACGGCTGTATGTGGTTGCTGTCCAGTTCAGGCAGTGAGCGCCTGAAGATGAACGCCTGCAAGCCAGGGTTCTCCAGGCAAAAGCCGATGACATCCCAGCGTCCGCTATGCGACTTGCCGCCGCCAGCAGCACCGCCGAACAATATCTGTTTGGCACGGCACTTATGCAGCAACGCCTGCTTTGGTTGCGGCGTGTAATCCAGCTTAATCGTTTTCTGGGCCATGCAACCTGAAATCCTGTGATTTTGTAGAAGCGGGCGTGTTTATATAACGCCTTCGTCGCCGCGCGACGGCTGGCCTGGGGGCATGCCACGGGGGCCGTCTGACGCTGAACCGGCTTAGTAGTCCGGTGGTCTTGTGTCCCATAACGCAGAGCCTGCAACGCTTTGCTGGTAGCTGGCTTATGCTCAGTCCAGATGCAGTCCAGTTTAGCTGCCAGGCGTTACGTCAATCACCTCTGTATCGCCGCCACGCTCGATGTTGATCTGGACCGCTACACCGCCACCTTTCTGGCTGTCAGAGCCAAACTCAGCCCTCTGTGTGCGTTCTAGATACCAGCTATCGGCACGCCAGTCCTTTTCACCGGCTTTTCCGATCCGGCGCACCCTGAGAGCGACAGCAGCGCTTTCTGCTGCGCGTACCTCAGCACCGAACCCTTCATCATCATTGATCCATCGCAGCAGCGTGCTTTCACTCACGCCTGCGCCTTGCGCTGCATGCTTACGCGGCACGCCATCCCGCAGTAGCTCTAGTGCTGCGCCCTGCTTGTCATCCCTTGCCATTACGGCAGCGCTTGGCTCTGCCACTGCTACTGGTTGCATGGATGCCATTGGTTGCAATGCAACCTCACTTGGTTGCACATCTGGTTGCAACTGGTTGCGCTTACGCAACTGGCGGCGCACAGCGGTTGTCACTGGCGTATGCTCTACCCAGCCTTCCTTGCTGCACCGCTTCTGTATGGCCTGCCTAGACACGCTGTAATCCTTAGACACAGCGTTGAAACTCTCACCAGCCTTGATGCGTTGCTCTATCTCAGCCCAGTCCACCTGGGCTGGCTGATACTTCCGCATAATATATCCTGTGATTGTATCGGTCAGCGCCCCGACCGCTTCATCCGCAGTTAGTGACGCTGACCTATAGGATCGCCTGATCCATAATGTCATGCCGCAACCATATGTTGCGCCAGCATATCGAAACGATACCAGATTTCGTGCCGTTGGCAACACCCTTGATATAAAAAATCATCAGACGTGCGTCAGACCTCATATCGATACGCCCTTGCCCTGTAGTGCAAGCGAACCAGCGCATCCATGTATCTGCGTTTGACCACCCTGCCATCCGTGCCTAGCTGCAACATCCTGGCAAGCCGTGTCCACGGAGCCCCTCTTGCCTTGAAGGCAGCACTGTGCGCTACGGCCCAGACCAGCTTGCGATCATCCTGATCCATCAGAATCGTTAGCTGCATGGCGCGATCATAGTCTGTGATCTGCCTGCTTGTAGGCTTGAGGATTGTCTCGCCTTCCTGTGTCCAGCCATAACCGTGCCAGTCCAGCGGATAGTCTGGCCATGATGACAGCTTCTGCTTCCGCATGGCCGGCGGCATGCGCCTGTCCGTTTCGGCTGCTGTTAAAAACAGATCATGTAGTCCGTTAACGTCGCTCATGCGCCTTCTCCATCTGTTCAATAAACTGCCGCTGTTGAAACTGGTTCCATTTCCAGTACCGCTGCCGTGCTTCTTTGAACGCCTCTACAGACCAATCTTGCCTGCATCGACGCCAGACCTTGTCCTGCCTTGCAACCCACTTGTCTGCTTTGAATTTGGTGGCGACACACCTGTAATTGACATTGGTGTGTTTTACTGATTGGCTTATAAGTCGTTGTATCTGTTCAGCTTGCAATTTTGTGCTTGACGGATTTTCGGCCATTGTTAAAATCATCTCTTAGCGCAGGGCTATGCTTCTCAAGCATGGCCTTTTTTGTTTTCACTTTTTAATTCATGTATTCGATAGCCTTCTGGCTTAGCGCCATGGCTACGTTTAGTAATCACGCTTGTCTGGCGCGGGATTTTGCTGACAGCCAGGCCGCACGCCTGACACACGCCATCAATCAATCTGACCTCGCATCGCACGCACTGGCCCAGCTTCTCGCGCTTGGCAAATGTGCCATCACCCCGCTGAATCATGCTGCTTGCTCCGCATCCTGCACCGCTATGCCTTGTGCTATGTCTGCCAGCGCGTCACGCAGATAGCCTAGTGTCAGCGTTCCTGGCTGGCCTTGCAGATAATCTGGCAACGCCAGGTGCGCTCGATCCATGCTGTCAAACCAGCGGCTGCTGTGACGCCTGACAGGCACGCCATACAATTCTGCAATATAGAAAAGACCGCACCCGTCCTGTATCAGGCGGCTGATCTCACGATCTGCATCTGCCAGGGCTTCAGTGCGGGTCATCCGGTACACTCCCCGCCGTCTGCCTGACAAAAGAAACTCTCATCATCAAACACCCAGTCTGACTGACGACCTACAAAGTCTGTGAATGCAGCCAAATCTCTGTCCTTGCGGAAAGTTGAGCCTGTTTCGCGCTCCATCCTGATCCACCAATCGGCCTTATCCGGCATGGTCTTGGCTATGTTGGCCAGTATCTTCTCGCTTTTAAGGAAGCACATATCGCAGTTGCCAAGCGGCGTTGCGCCATTGACGCTCTCAAGCTGCAAGTCAAAGGGCTGGCTGTCCCAAAAATTGTGAATATCGCGCTTGGTCACACCAGCTTCAGTTAAAGGATACCAATACGACCAGCGATCCTTACTATCTGTCTTGGCGCGGTGCGCTTCATCAGCCCTAATGCCAACGCATGCTGCCCAATGCTTCCAACCTAACTGCTTGGTCAAATAACGCTTCATTGTCAGCACCTTTAATTCTGTGGTGCAGAATCGCATGACCGTGTTTGGCAAATATTTCTTGCGGCGAACCAGCATCTCAAACGGCTCTCCGTACATTGAATGATTGTCCCAACTTGCGACACGATACGTTGCACGGTTGTTAACGCGGTCATACTCAAGCCACACAACAGGCACATTCCAACGCACAGAACATTCATGCACAAAGGCCAACGTCTGCGGCATTTCCCTGCCCGTGTTCGCGAACATGACTTGGCATCTGTCCGGCAGATCACCATTAGCCTCAAGTATCTGATGCAGCATAAAGGCACTGGTGCGGCCACCACTGAAGCTGATCTGCACGTTGCCGTTAGGCAGCTTGTATGGATCAATCATCGTCTACATCTTCCGGCGGCTCTACATAGCCCTGCCCGTCACAGGCAGGACACTCGCCGCTGCGTGTGTCGATGTACCCGCTGCCAGTCCTGTAATCAGGCCGTCCGTATTCAATCTCGCAGACGCCTTGGCCCAGACATTGCTGACACTCAAGCAGTTCTTCCCACAGCCCTAGATGGCGCATGACGCGGACAGTGCGCGGTGCATCGAACTGATCCCTATCCATGCTCAACCGCCTTGATCGTCAGGCCGATCTGCATGGCGATTTGCGGGACGATGGCGTTGCCTAGCCCTTTGAGCCGTGCTGCCCGTCCTTTGACGCCTTCAACTGTTCGTGGGATGTCGTCAGGTTCGTCCATCCACGCGGGTAGCCCATCATGTAATGTTCCACCCAATCGGCGTTCAATTGACCGTCTGTCGGTTTTGTTCGTACTGCCTCGTCCAGGTTGCTCTTGTAAGTGTCGCTGCCCATAAACCTGTCTTTGACTGCGCCCTTCGCATTGGCCGCTGCTGGTGTCGGCCACAGCTTTTCCGGGTTGAACACCGCTGCCGTTAAGTTGTTCTGATGGTCCTCGCGCCAACGCTTGGTCGCTTTGTTGCTGTCCTGCACCGTTGGGGTCGGCCACATGGCACGACGCCAAAGTTCGACCTGAGTGACTAAATTCGTGTTGAACCCGGTCGGAAATGCGTCTGTTATTGTGTGGCTCTTTGCATCCCGTGCGATTGGTGTCGCCCACAACGGCGGCTGTCTCCATCCACTGTTCATGCTCGGCGCCATCTGGTTCGCTGTCGCTGTCGGCGTGTGCAGCAATGATCCAGACTCTATCTCGTCGGTGCGGGGCATCGACGGCGCAAGCTGGAATAACAAATGGTTGGACTTCATAACCGGCCTTACCTTCCAAGTCAGAAAGCACTTGGTCGAGGCCCAGACTGATGTGTCCAGAAACATTCTCGAAAACGCACCAACGGGGCCGCTTTGCTTGCACAATGGTGAAAATTTCTGGCCAGATGTGACGGTCATCTGCCGCGCCTCGCTGCTGCCCGGCAACACTAAATGGCTGGCAGGGATATCCTGCTGTAAGGATGTCGCAGTCTGGAACAAGTCGTCTTGGGTCACTCGCTAACTCCTTCACGTCTTCTGCAATCGGCACGTCGGGCCAATGCTTGGCCAAAACTTGGCGGCTCCATGCCTCGATGTCACAGAACAGCACCGGCTTTGACAGGCCAGCCCACTGAAAGCCCAAGGCAAAGCCGCCGATGCCCGAACACAGATCAACATGGCGCATTAGGTCAGCCACCTTCTGCCTCACACATCTGCCGGATAATGTCGGCTTGGCTGGTGCCACGCAGGTGCAGCAGCGGCTTTAGATACGCCTCTACATGCCCCAGGCGCTTGGCAGTGACGCAGTACACACCGCAACACTTCAGGCGCTCTTGTATGTCTTTCTGATTGGCTGACAAGCTGCCGCCCTTGGGGCGCTTCAACTCAATCATAATCGGCCCTTGGTCAGCCGAATCACGCCAACCAGTTTCAGGCACAAAGATTTCCAGATCAGGCCAGCCAGCCGCCATGCCCAACTTCTTCAGGCGCATTTTATATGCAACGTGGCGCTTGCCCTCATTGGGGCTATGATGAAACACACTGCCCAGCGGCAGGGCTACTTGCAGCCAATGAACCACATATGTTTGCAGTTCATCCTCTGTCATCGGTCAAGGCATAAAATGAGTTGGGCTGCACCTCGCCGTCAGTCATGTCAGTGATGACCCGCATAAAGCGTGTGGCAGGCACAGAGTAATTCGGATGATCCGGCGGCAGGCACCAACGACGCGCCACTGCTGCATGAGCGCAGCCCGTCTTTTGTGCCAGCTTGGTGTAGGACCAGCCTTTTTCATTGCGATATTCATCAAGAGTCATGCGTCACATATAAACGCATTTGACATTAGATGTAAATATGATTAAATGAAATATATCTGACTTTAAATGTCAAAGGGTAGTATGCTCATGCACATGATTGAGAACAACTTACGCGCAATGATTGCACAGTATCTGCGGAACAACCCGCAAGAGAGCAACAAGACTATTGCGATCAAAAAAGGCGTGCGCCCTGAAACTGTGTCTAGGCACAGCCACGACAAAATTGATATGTCGATGCAAGACATAAAAGATTATGCAGAGATACTGGGCTGCACAACTTTCGACATCATGTTCAAAAGCCAACCGATGCCAATCGTCGCAATAGCTTCAGCAGATTCAAATGATGCGTGGATTAAATACACTCATGCACTAACCCCAGAAACAGCAGAATGCCTGTATCTTCACGGCACGCACGATGTCAATTTGAGCGCCTGTAAGTACCAGTTACCAGCAGAATATCAAGGCCCATACAAATTGCTCGACGGCGCTTTTGAAGTTTGGGACGCTCGTCCTGCGCTTGATCACCGCGTGTGTAAAGACGCATTGATGAATCTTTGTATAGTTAGGACCGTTAATGAAGAATTACATCGCGGCATTTTGTATCCGCAAGCTGGCAACAACAAATATTCATTAGTAAAAAATCGGTCGGCAGAACCAGAAGTGATAAAAGACTTAGACCTTGAGTGGGCTGCACCAATACTAAAATATATTATGCGCCCTGACCTCGAAGGTGCGTCAGTCGTGAAGTCTAGCACAAACGCATATGCACTGGAGCGCACTACTCTTATGTATCAATACATGAACGAGAGACGCAAACGTAAAGGCCTGCCATTGCTATAACGCATATTTTTTAACACAACACGATTGACATTAGATGTCATCGCCAATAAACCTTAGCAGGAAGCTATTTCTGTTGAGGTTTTTTTATGTCGCCACCACCCAGCATAAAATGGGCTGCTGACAAGCACTATTTTCATCACAGCAATCCGGCATCACGTCCAATCTGCCGGACGTTGTTCGAAAAGTGCGTGATTCGTCCCAAGGTGTCCCAAGCCTGGGCGGTCGTTAAAGGCGACCAGGTGGGCGACGTACAGGCCGCAAAAGCTACGATAAACTTATACAAAGATGACAATGCCAACATGCTGGCAGGGCGTGTGGTGCAGGACTGCGCCAACCTACATCTGATTGACGGCCACACCATTGAGGCTGTCATCCGGCAGGGGATGAGCCGGTTGGATGAATACCAGCCTCGCACCTGGGATGATGGCAAGGATGAACGCAAGCTGGCGGTCAACCGCGCAGAGTTTGCAGATGTGCTGACCAATGCCATTGAAGGCGTGAAGGAAGCCCATGCCCATTACGGGCTGAACCGCATTGAGGGTGAATCTGAAATCTTCACCAACTTGTCCGGCCTCGAACTGCCCTACTCCGGCTTTCCTGATTTCTCGCGCCGCATTGAACTCAAAACAAAATGGTCAAGCGCGGCTGCCAACACCAAGTCTGGCAAGCGTGCCGCCAGTCTGCCCACTCAGCCAGACTGGTCGCACACAAGCCAGGTTGCAGGCTACTGGGCTGGCACCGGCCTGATGCAGACCATTGTGTACGCCAACGCCAAAGATTACCGGGTGATGCACGCTGACAACAGCGACAGGCTGTCCAACGAGGGGCTGCAAGCTGCCCTCAATCACATCACAGCCAAGTGCGCGATACGCGAAAACATCCTGAAATCTGCCGATTCGGTGGAGCAAATGCTGCGCCTGATTGAACCAGATTTTGGACATATGTGGGCGTGGGATATGCGCCCAGAGGTTTTGACAGAGGCGAAAAAACTATGGGGATTCAGATGAGAAGAAACCTGTTGTGGCTTCACGTTGATGAAGCTGGCCGACCACTGCGGCCTTACAGCGTTTGGCGGGAAGCCTTGCGCGTGTGCGGCCTGATCATTGGCGCATTGTTTGGCGTCTTCAGCCTGTGGTGCTGCTTGGTGCTGCTTGACCTGGTGATGACATGAACGCCCAGCCCACATTGTTTGAAGCCATGCAGGCACCGCGTAACGAGCGTGAAGCACGGTTTCTGGCGTTCCACCAGGCAAACCCAATGGTTTACCAACTTTGGGATCGCTTCACCCGCGAGGCGATTGCCAAGGGCCACAAGCGTGTTGGATCACAGATGATCATGGAACGCATACGGTGGGAAACCACAATCAACATCATTGACGCCAGGCCAGATGGTGAAGCGCTCAAGATTAACGATCATCACAAGCCGTATTACGCACGGCTGTGGATGAAGAACAACCCAGCCCATGAAAGGCTTTTTAACACTAGATCAGTTGAGGGAGATACTGATGCAAACAGCTATTGAGATTTTGACGGAAAACGAATTTCGCAATCACATTTCGCGCCCACCTGAAGGCAGCGTGATACACCAAATCACGCCAGAGATGGCTAAGTTCACGCTCAGTGAAACTAACAAAAAGAATCGGCCAATTAGTTCTGGGAAAGTCATCGATTATTCGAAGGATATGTCGAACAGCAACTGGACTTTGAATGGCGAGACAATCAAGTTCGGGTCAGATGGTCTGTTGAAAGATGGCCAGCACAGGTTAGAGGCTTGTGTCCGGGCAAACACCGCTTTCCCAACTCACTTGGTATTTGGAATCGATCCCGAAACATTCCAGCACATAGATATCGGCAAATTACGCAACGGCTCTGACACTTTGAGCATGATGGGCGTGCCAAATTCCAAAGACGCATCAACCGTTATTAAGATGATCATTTCTTATGAAAACGGGCTATCCAGGTCACCAAGTAATGGCGTTTCCAATGATTGGATGAAAGCAAAGTATAACAACGAAATTGACCACACGCTTTTGCAGGAATCTGTTTCAGTTGGCCGTAAATTATACACGACAACAAAATGGCGTGTTGGCATTATCGGCGCGTTTTTTTACGTCGCCGTCCAAAAGGGTCAGAGAGAGCAAATCACCCAGTTTTTGGATCATATGTGCAAAGGCATTGGCACAAAGGCCCGTGCGCCCGTTCCTTACCTTTTAGAAAACGTGAATCGCATGCGGATTGATGCTGCATTCCATCTTACAGCGCATCACTACAGCGTGCTGTTAAGTCGTGCGTTTTACAATTTCAAGGTCAACAAGGCGTCTACGAAAGCTGACATCACCGTCAGCATGAATGACAAAATGGTGGCGTTCTAAATGAGTGAACAGGCAAAGATCAACGCCGCAATCAATGCAGCTATGGGTCAAGTGCAGAAACTGGCTAAAGGTGATCGCAACCAGCACGGCAACTACAGCTTTGCGTCTGTGGATGCGTTTCTGGATATGTGCCGCCCGATCTGCGCTGATCATGGTCTGCACCCGCAAGTTGACAGCGTTGGCACAGAAACATTCGGCGCTGGCAACGGTAAGCTGTGGGCCAAGTTTTCGTATCGGCTTGCAATGGGGCATGTGTCAGGTGAGAAGACTGATCCAGTCGGCATGGATGTTATGCTGCCCCTTACTGGCGCACAGACTAGCGGCAGCGCTCAATCCTATGCTGTGAAGCAGTTTTTGCGCGCCTTGTTGATGATTTCAACAGGCGACAAGGACGATGTGGATTTTAAACCACAAGCACCAGATGACGGCGTAGAAGCCGCTAGGTCAGCAGAAGAAGAATCTGCATACGATCTGGACGCGCTGGAAACCAAGATTCAAACATTCAAATCACTCACCAGGCTAAACACTTGGATCGGTGAGATGAACCCTGTGTTGACTGCAATGCACAACACAAAGCCTGACGACTACAACCGCTTTTATGCGTTCTGGAAAAAACAAGAGAAGGACATCCAAAATGGCAGCACCTGAATATAAGGCCGGAAAGGTTCAACTGGTCCGCGGTGTCGAAATTGACGACAACATGAGCATCAGTTTTTGGTTCAACATCACTGACCCTGATCTCAAAGCGCGTCTTGATGCGTACTACCAGGAGAACAAAGACGATTTCAAACAGCAGCCTGGTCTGGAGATACAGGTCAAAGTTGGTGACACCTTTCATCGTGTGGCCAGATCGCGGTTATGGCTCAATGACGGCGCATCAGCGCAGCAAGCTGTTGCCCCTGCACCAGCCTATGCACCGCCGCCCCCACCACCACCGGCACCGCCACCCCACACAAGCGTGCCTGATGCACCGCCGCCACCGGCTGGCTATGAGGCTGCGAAAAATGGCTAGGCAGGCTCTGCTGACGGTCAGAGAGGCGTGTGATGCACTATTCGGTGAAGGCTACAGCGAGGCCAGCCGCAAGCGCGTTAGACGCTGGATAAAGGATGGCCAGATAGCGGCCATTCAAGATGGTTCACGGTGGTTCATACCGCGTGCCGAAATTGTGAAATTAGGTGGGATTGATGAACAAACACAAAGCAGCATGGACGCCTGAAAAGCGTGCCGCACACAGTAAGAAGATGAAACGGATATGGGCCGCGAAACGGCAGACGGTGAGTATTGAACCGCCGCCCAAGAACTGGGTGCAAAGAATCTGGGACATTGTGAGAGGGGCGCACTAGCGCCCCTTTCTTTTATCCAAATATTGCATTGGCAGCGGCTGACCGCGCCTTTTCTTGCTTGGCCTCATTTTTGGAATAGTGACCATATTGGCGGTAAGTGAATGATGGGTTGCTGTGGCCCATCAAGGCTGCAACCTCTGCCCAATCCTCACCCAGTGCCGACAACTGAACACTTGCAAAAAAGTGCCTCATGTCACCCCAGACCATGCGCTCAATACCGGCACGCTTTGATGCGCGTTCAATCAATTCACGCAACGTCTTTTTCTGTTTTGGCAGGCCAGCGGCTGTAGCAAAAACCAGATCGTCATCGCTTGTGTGGCGGTTTTGCATTTTCAATTCACGCAGTAATTGCATTGTCTCACTTGGCACGGGGATGGTGCGAAAACCGCGCTTTGTTTTTGGCTCACCAAGTTCACTGGTTTCTGTCTTGATAGCTTGCTCGATTCGCACCGTGCTTTCCTTAAAGTCAACACAGCGCCACGGCAATGCACGCAGTTCACCTTGACGGATTCCAGACGACAACGCTGTCAGCACCATCGCACGGCTCGTCAATGTCTCACCATCCAAGCCCTTTGTCACAAGTTGCTGGACAGTGCTGGGCTGTATCTTTGGCGCACGATCAGCAATCTCTGTTGATAAACCAAAAGACACTTTGTCCAGCGGGTTGATGTCAATCCACCCTTTTGCCTGACAATAATTCAAAAACGCTTTTAACGCCTTGATGCGTTTTTCGGCTGTCGCTTTGCTTTTGTTTTCGCTTTTGATCGCCCGTTTGAAAGCAGCAGCCAAATCATCTTTGTTCGCTTTTGTGATCAGCTTGTCCAGCGCGTGCTTACTGAACATCTTGCCATCAATTCGAATGGCCAATGCGAAATCCAAACCGCGTTTTGTTTCTTTGAAATGCGACAGTGCGATTTCCTTATCATCAACACGGCGCATTTGTGATTCTAAAAATGCGGCAGCAGCGTTGGCGCAACTTTTAATTTTCACGGGCTGGGCAATCATGCCTGTAAGGAACTTGGCCTTGAGCATTTCTGCTTCTGCTAACGCCTCATTCCTTGTCGCAAAACTACCATACTTATCACTCCGACCTACGCGGCTTGCATTGATGCAATAGCAGTTGTTGTCGGCACGAAATCTTACTGGTAAGTCCTTCATTGCTTTGCTCCCATTTGATGTATCAACAAGAGCATATTGACATAAAAAGTCAAACCCTGCAAATAAAACTGGACTGAAACTGGACTGACACAAAAAAACAGCCCCCAGCCGGTTTAGGCCGAGGGCTTGTTTTTGAAGCTATGCTTGGACTTGGGGATGGCGGGAGTGACGGGACTCGAACCCGCGGCCTCCGGCGTGACAGGCCCGATTTTACTGGTTTTTGACCAACAAAATTGGCTGTTTCTGGGGCATTTTGGGAAATGCTGGCAGAGGTTGGTAGCCAGAAAACTGGACTGAAACTGGACTGAAACTGGACTGGATTTATGCCCGTGCGTTACGCCTGTTTGCAAAGGTCGCCACGTTGGTCGGCTTGCCGCCCACGCCCTGCTTTTTAGACCGCTTGCGTGAAACGGCAGACTTGATCTGTGACTTGCTCATGCGCCCTGCCTTTGCGGCTGGCACGCACTTGGGATACCCGCGTTTGTTTTGCTCTGAAGATGTGCGGCCACACTTTTTGTAGCCGCCACCTTTCTTTGGTGCGCTGATATCAACCCAGTCTTCTTTGAACCATTTGGTCAGGCTCATGACGGTTTTTTGCCCCTGTATCTACCACCACGCTTTTTGTACTCGCGCACAAGCCAAGCGTTGGCATAGGCAGATGGGTAGACATCAAACTTGCGCCGGGCTGCTGCTTTCACGGTTGCATACAGCTTGGGGTTTGTGGGCTTCGGCCCCCCTGATTTTTTGCGCGGCGGCATGACTACGCTCTCCGCATTTTAGGCCGTACTCTGCGCTTGTTTTTAGCGGCTGCTTTCTTCGCCGCTGCCATCCCCTTTTTTGTGTAAGGGTATTTTTTGCCTCGCACGTTTGGCATCGCTTTGCTCCTTATCGACGTGATTTTTTCCCAGCGCATTTCCAGCGCTTGCGTGATAGCCGCAACGGGCTATTAGGATTTTTTGCTGCCTTGGGATGCTTCTTCATCTGACCGGCTGACCTAGCGCAATAGCTGTCGCCCTTGCTGGTGCCAGGGCGCACCCGTGGGCCGCCACC